AGAATGCGCGGAGATTTTAGGAACAACTGACAAGAGCAAGGTATTCCGAAAAATTTCGCAGGCAGTTCAGACTCTCATGGAGTCTGGACATTGGATGCATTCTACCGCAGAGGTCGATGTATGCACAGGCTGGGATGGTTGCTCCATTGCGCTTCCTCGCGGCGTTTCTGTGCCTTTAGCGGTTAATGTAGACGGCAGTCCGACATACTTCCGCAATCGTCTTTTTCAATACCATGTCAATAAGGGCGGCATGTTCAATCCTGTCGAGTGGGCATGGGATGATCGTGGTTACGTTGCAACCTTGATGGAGATCATTCAGCCTTCCGAAGTTGTAGCCATTGCAGAGTCAAGCAATGACGTAGGAAAGACATTGCGAATCGTTGGAACCAACGATAACAACCTGCCAATTCGTAGTCAGTTGCCAGATGGCACAGGAGTCGATGGGTTGCTTGTGCCGATCAATTCTATTTCCGATTTTCCTTACGGAACGATTGTTCCAAGTGAGTCAAAAATCAATACACGCGAAGTCTCAATTAAGCCTATTCAAGACTTTAAAAGCGCAACTGCACACACGCTCAATTCGGGCGAAGGAATGACGATTTCGCCAATATCTGGCACTATTCCTGTAGCACTTTCTGAAGGCAAGACATACTACATTGGAGTCATTGATGCAGTAACAATTAAGTTATTCAATGATTCGCTTAATGCACAAGCTGGAGATTATCCAATTTCGTTGCAGTCTATAGTAAATTCTGGTCTTTTGGAATTTTTGGACGAAAGAGCAAGTCGAGTTGTAACAGCATTACGCTTTGCAGAAGCCCCGCTTATTGGTATATCATCAGCTAATCCAATTGTGTTTCCAGCAGGTCAGACATTGCCAGCACCACTAAAGGAGGAAACAACATATTTTGGGAATCTTTTAGACGATACTAATCTTCAGATTTTTGAGACAGAGGAGAACGCACAAAACAATTATGGAGAGGTTTATACAACAGGATCAACTTCACCGATTAATGTCGATATTCGCAAAGAAATCTTCCCTGAAACAAAGCTAAATTTTACAGTTCCGCACTTGTTTGTTGATGGTGATCAGGTTGAGGCATTTACATCTGGAGGTGTGTTGCCTCGCCCATTGATTAGTGGCAAGAACTATTTTATTAACGTAATTGATGATCAAACAATAACATTGCATGAAAATCAAGCTGATGCCATTGCTTCTACGCAAACATTTTTCGTTGACCCGATTGTTTTAATTACTCCCGGAAGTGGTGTTTTTTCGTTAGTAAAATTAATTAGTGCAACGGCAAGCGTTGGAAAAACAAACCAAATTTCTGCTACAGGGTTAGCTATACCTTCTCCTTCTGGAGTTGGAGCAGAATTTCAAGCGGTTCCAGTTGGATCAGTAACATCCGCAAGAGTTTCGGCAGCAGGTTCTGGCTATACTACTGAACCTATTGTTACTTTTAGCGATCCCCCAACTCCTCCTTCTGGACAGCAATCAAGAACAGCAACTGGTTATGCTATAAGGAATTCTATAACAAATACAATTTCCGAGGTTATTATTACAGATGCTGGGCTTGGATATTCCTCTGCTCCAACAATTACAATTGATCCTCCAACATCTACAAATTTTACTGTTACAAGTATTACTACCGATCCGGGCACTTTAATTGCAACAGTAACAACTGCTGTAACTCATGGATTTTCTAATGGAAATCAGATTTTAATTTCTGGTGCTTCTCCAAGTGACTATAATGGCGCAAAAACAATATCGAATGTATCTACAACTACGTTCACATTTGTAGTAACATCTCCTTTAACTAATGCAACAGGAAACATTACTGCCGCAAAAGTTGCATCTGGCAACCAAGCCACTGCGAACGCAAGCATCACAACTTCATTTATTTCAAAATTCACACAAGTATCTGGAGGTTCTGGCTATACTGAAATACCTCAAGTTAAAATTGTAGGTGGTGGAGGCACTGGAGCAACCGCTACAGCAAATATTTCTGGAGGACAAGTCACATCAATTGATATTGTTACTCAAGGTTCTGGATATACATCTCCTCCAACAGTTACAATTGAGCCAAGCACGGGAGTGTTTGTTGAGTTTCAAAGCACAGGCACATTGCCTTTGCCTTTTGCGTCTGGAACAGTTTATCGTGCAGAAAACCCAACTACTGGAGGCACATTTACTGTTAAGAATACTGATTATTCTGATGTTGACATAAAGTCCTCTGGTTCTGGAACATTGTATGCAGTTTTATCAAGATCATTTGGCGTTGCATTCACAGGCAACTGGCGAGGAGATTTTACTTCTTTGGGACAAACTCAAGGCTTTTACTTTGGAACTGACTACTTGCTTCCAACAACAACTCCATCGATTGATGATGGGGTTACGGAATTTTGGTTGAGGAAAGATGCTGATGAATTTGGAAGAGTTTATGATTCTGAAGCAAATGCAATAACTGGTGGAACTACGGGTCAAGTAGTTACTACCTCATTTGGCACAGGTCAAACATATTATGGAATTCGTTATAATGTAACTCCAAGTGTTTACGACGATTTAATTGAGCCAGATAACATTCAGTTTATTGAAGATGATGAGGTTGTAGAATTCAGCACTTCAGGCACATTGCCTTCTCCGTTGGTTGCTGGCACAGACTATACAATCAAGTTATTTGGAAATCGAGTGAAGGTTTATCTAGGTGGAACACTTGTTCCAATCACAACGCCGGGTACAGGTCGATTAACTCTGGATATTCGCAGGGAGATGGAAGTACAGCCTTCCACAAGCATTATTGCACCTTCCTGCCTCTATGAGACTGGAGATGCCGTTAATGTTCGTGCAACAGCAAATGACGTTCTTCCTAATGATCTTGTCGCAGGAACCACATATTATGTTCGTAAGATAAAATCCGACGAGTTTGAATTGTACGATACTTTGGCTAATTCTAAAAATCTTTCTAGCACTACTGGACGCAAAGAGTATTTGACAACAGGAAACAACACTACTTCGACATTCTACATTGACAATGTACAGGGTGCTGTTTTAGTAAAGAGTGTGGCTCATGTTGAAAAGCCAAAGACAGATGGATATGTGAGTCTATATGCTTTCGATTATGGCAGGAGCAATGATTTAACATTAATCGGCCAATATCATCCAGACGAGACTAATCCAACCTACAGGCGCATTCGTATCGGCAAGAAGTGTGCTTGGGCGCGAATCGCATATCGTTTAACTCCTCCGACAGTCACATCCATGCAGGACTACATTCCTCTTGAGCATGAAAGGGCGATCATTACAGCAGTTCATGCCTGCGATTTAGAGGATAAGGATTTCGCAGAGCAAGCAACAAGGTATTGGGGCGTTGCATTCAACTATTTAAAGAACCAGCAGGAACATCTTGATGGTCATGCATTTCAACCTCCACAAATTCAAAATCTTGTTTATGCTGACGGGCATGAACCCGTGATGTTTTAAATGAAAAGCGAAAACATTGCTTCAGGCAGACTTCAAAAGGTCACAACTGGATGGACGCAAGGTGTAAATTCGGTCAAAAATCCTTGGGCATTGCCAGAGAACCAGTTTAAGTGGGGAACCAATCTCTCTATTCGTGGAGGCATTGCGCAGACCCGTCCCGGCTACGCAATGCGGTTATCGTTGCCATCTGGAAACTTGCAAGGCGGCATCATTTTTCAAGCGAACAAACAAAAAGAAGGATCATCTACACGGGAAGAAAATGGGGAAAACAAGGTTGTGCCATCTAAAATATTTAACGTAGATGGCGAAGGCACAATCGCCCAAGAATTGAGTTATATCGTTTTTGCTGTGGATGGTTCTGTTTATTACGCTCCATTTCCATTGGTTCAGCCAAAGAACTGGAATGATTATAAACTAAAAAATATTAAACTTGATGCTGATGTTGAAAATATAAATTTTGTATTAGCCACAAAGTCAGCAAATTTAACAACATCAGAAAACGAATTAGTAACTCCAGCGCATACTATTGTAATGATTCAAGATGGAGTTTCTACTCCAGCATGGTGGGATGGATCAAATAAAACTGGCAAACAAGATTCAAACATTCCAATAGGCACTCACATGGCTTATTCTGGCAACAGGTTGTGGATAGCTGATAAGAACATAATTTTAGCAAGCGATATTGGTGACCCGACCAGTTGGAGAGAAAGGACGCAAGGGACAGGGAGAGGAGACTTTGCCTTTGTTCGACCAGTTACTGGATTGGTAAGTTATGTTGGTCAAGACACATCAACTCGTTTAATTGTGTTTACAGATCGGGCAACTTATTCTTTGGCATCTGGCGTATTAGATAGAACCCAATGGGTTTCAACAGCAAACTTCCAAAACACTTTGTACCCGACTGTTGGTTGCGTAGCACCTCGTTCGATTGCATTTCAAGCAGGTCAGATGTGGTGGTATTCTGATGGAGGTCTTGT